GTACCTTATCCGATGAATGCAGAAGCGATAGTCTTTCTGTTATCCATTGCTGGAATCATTCTGTACGCTGAAGCATTTTATCGAGAAGAATGAAAGGACGTAACTCAGTGGGATACGACAAGACCGTTATCAGAGTAGCGGCACGCAAGAACAAGGAACTCATGGAACTTGCTCAATCGCTAAGAGAGTTCGTAATGGAAGGAAAGGTAGAGACGTATGTCTTAGACCACACCTCAGTCAACCACAGGAAGACAACAAAGGAACACCTAAAGGTTACTGGCATGACAGAGGGCGAAGCGTGGAAATGTATCCATGAAGCCGAGCGTTTAGAACTGCTTGCTTTGCTTACCTTGGAATCAGTAAGTTTGTAAACAACAAGGAAATACAATGGCAAAACAGATAGCCGTTACATATTTGCGTAAGCCAAAGGTTCGCCGACCAAACGTCCATGCTAAGACCAAAATGAGTCGAAGTAAGAACGCGACGAACTACAAGAAACCATACAAGGGTCAGGGTAAATAGAAACCTTACAACAACGATTCACAATGTCATTCAAGAAAGGACAATCGGGAAACCCTAACGGAAGACCAAAGGGAGCAAACAACAAGATTACGGCGGCGGCTCGTGAGATGTTCTTAGACATCATGGAGGGTGAACTTGACCACGTGCAGGAGCAACTCGAATGCCTACGTCGTGAGTCATCGCGAGACTACCTCAAGGCACTGGCCGCGTTCCTGCCTTACTTCTTACCCAAACAGACAGAGAGCGAGGTAACGATAGTAGGCGCACCTCATGCACCTTCGTGGTTTGACGAGGTCATTGAGCGCGAAGGAGACAAGTCTGCTAACGTCTTCCTAAATGATTAAGGAAACGACTATCGTATTCTTTTGGACGCGATACACCTTCAGCCGATATGAAGCAACCCAAGACGTACTACGACCTGAAGAACTGCAAGAGCAGGTTAGCAGTCTTTCAAGGTGGAAGCCGTTCGGGAAAAACATACTCTATCGTTACCCTTCTCATCGAATGGTGCGCACTCAATCCCAATTCGGGTTGGGTAATCAGTGTGGTAAGAAAGACCTTGCCGTCCCTGCGTGGGTCGGTTATGCGTGACTTTATCGAGATACTCCAAAGAGAAGGCTACTACTCCGAGAAAGACCACAACAAGACCGAATCCATGTACAACCTATGGGGTACTACATGGGAGTTCCTTGCGGTAGACCAAGGACACAAGATTCGAGGACGTAAGCGTCAGATATGCTTCATGAACGAGGCTAACGAACTGAGTTGGGATGACTACCAACAACTCGTAATGAGGACGACCTTTCGCGTTATCCTCGACTACAACCCGTCGGATGAGTTCCACTGGATTTACGATAGGGTCTTGACCCGTGACGATTGTTCCTACTTCCATTCTACATACAAGGACAACCCATACCTCGAACCCGAAGTAATCAAGGAGATTGAAAAACTCAAGGACATAGACGAGGACTACTGGAGGGTGTATGGCTTGGGAGAGCGTGGTCAATCGAGGGAGGTCATCTTCAAGCACGACACGTACAAAGACCTACCACAGGGAGCAAAGTTTCTTGCCTATGGTCTTGACTTCGGGTACGCGGTAGACCCTACTGCGGTGGTGGCGGTATGGGAACATGAAGACTCTCTGTACATGGAGCAGAAGATATACCTTACCTCACTCACTAACGATGAAATCGCAGGTCAACTAACGGAGATAGGAATAGATAGGTACGACGAAATCATAGCGGACTCAGCCGAACCCAAATCCATCGAGGAGATACACCGACTACACTTCAACATTAAACCTGCCAACAAAGGTCAGGATAGCATACGCATAGGCATCGACCTTATGCGCCGAAAGAAGTTGTATGTCCACGAGGATTCCCTCGACCTTCAGAAGGAGTTTCGCAACTACAAGTGGATGAAGGATAAAAACGATAAGATGCTTCCAAAACCAATCGACGCATTCAACCACGGAATAGACGCGGTGCGTTATGTTTGCCTTGCCAAACTCCTGAAGAAGACAGGTAAATACTACATCCGATGAAAGTCACCTTGAATATCCCTGAAGGGATGCACGACATAACGATTGTCAAGTACCGACAATTACAGAAGGCGATAGAAGCCGAAACATCAGACATCAACAAAGTCTGTGCGGCGGTCGCTTGCTTATGCGATGTTGAGGAGTGGGTAATCAAGGGAATGTCTCAGAAGGCATTCGAGGAGGTGCGTAACGATTTGGATTGGGCTATGAATCCCGTCGAGAAATGGCCGCTCATCCCAACCACAATCATTGATGGTGTAGAGTATGGAATCATACCCGACCTAACAGACATCTCTGTGGGTGAGTTTGCTGACCTTGACAAGTTGGTGCAGGACGGCAAGACGTTTGACAACTTAGAAAAGGTCATGGCTATTATCTACCGACCCATAACGGATAGATGGAAAGATTACTACGACATCGAACCATACAACCCAAAACCGAAGCACGCGGAAATCATGAAGAACATGACTATGAACGTAGCCCTTGGTGCGGTGGTTTTTTTTTGGCGTATCGGAGAGATGTTAGCCACAGGTTTAGCCCCTTATTCGGGAATGCGGAAGAGGGTGAAACTGACCCGATAAGCAATAAATGGGGATGGTATAACACAATCTACGCACTCGCAGGAGGTGACTACCTTAAGATAGATGCAGTGACTCTAACTAAAGTGGAAGAGGCATTTGCATTCCTAACGTATGAGCGCGACCTTCGGATGGTTAACAACGTGAAGATAAATGGTCACAATTACTAACATAGATGCGGTCTTCAATAACATCGTAACCTACCACAAACAACTTCGTGGCAGATACGATAACTCTGTTGACGAGGTGGATTTGGAGAAAGTCACGATTGACAAGTATCCACTTTTGTATGCTCAGGTTACGTCATCCACGATAGGTCAAAACGAGGTGGAATTGGAGTACGAGGTAGTAGTCGCTTCTCTTCTCATGGAGAAACAAACACCAACTCTCAACGATGTTTACAACGAGACGCATCTAATCCTTCAAGACGTAATTGCCTTGCTTCATTTGGAGGCAAACGCATTACCCGTGGACAAGAGATTCGTTATCGACCTTCCCGTCAATTGTCAGCCGTTTACAGGGCGTTTCTCAAACCTCTTGGCAGGATGGGGCGCACAAGTAACGATTCGCGTTCCTATGGGCATCAATTTGTGTGACGCACCATTTGAAGGATATACTCCAACTTATAAGTAATGGGTAAGTGGCAAGTCGAATATGAGATAGACGGCCAATGGAGTAAAGTGCGGTTGGACGAAGCCGAAGGTATTTTTAAGAATTACCGAAGGGCGGTTGTACGAGCGGCACGAGCCAACCTGAAGCGGTTAGGTAAGAACGCATCGGGAAGACTCTCTAAATCTTTGAGCGTTGGTGTCAATCAACAAGACTACCTGATTGAATGGTATCCCGAAGGTCTTCCATACTGGCAATACGTCGATTACGGAGTCCAAGGAGCGAAAACCAATTACAAAGCACCTGAGTCTCCATTTAGGTTTGGTTCGGGGACTGGACAAAAAGGACGGCTTGTACCTGCAATTGACAAATGGGTAGTTATAAAACCCATACCTGAAGCACGGGATAAACAAGGTAAATTTATACCGCGTAAGGAGTTGGTGCGAAGGATAGCGCGAGCCGTGTACCTACATGGATTGGAAACGACCTACTTTTTTACCGACCCTATGTACAATCTTTGGAAGCGTTACGAACTCCAATTCGAGGACGCAATGTATCGGGACTTAGACGGCGCGATAGGAGATAAAGTGCCTATTGAACTTGTAATGATTTTACCATGACAATCGACTTTCAACCCACAGGATATAACGCATACGGAAGTGGTGCGGAATTGGTTTACATCGTAAGCGATGCTAACTACACTCAAGAGAAATTTCGGTATATCGCTCAAGTGTACATCGACGGAACGAGCGTGTCCAAACTCAAGGCATTACCCAACACCTCGAATAAAGGAGTCTTTGACATTGCGAATATTGTACGCGATTACGTTGAGCCACAGGTAGAATTCAACACGGCCAACTTTGAGAACGATGAGGTAGGTTCGCGGCAGGTTTACGTCAAGTTTGGCTACGAGTACGCGGTAAATACTACCTCTGTACCTACCGAGACTTTGAACCTTGCAACCTCGACAAGCATTGAAGTAACGTCGGGAGCATATCAGGCATTTGGAGACAACTACGGCGACCTCTTTGTAGACGACTTTGATATTTCCAGTACGCTTAGCCCATTCCTTTCGCGATACAACGTAAGCAACCACCGAGTAGTCGAAGTCACGGACAACGATTGGGGTACGATGACTCTTTTCCGAGAGGGTACGACAGGCACATCCATCAACCTTGCGATTCAATTTTACGACGCTGACGGGACACTGATTCCTGATGGAACGTATCAATATGGATTACTTACAGGAGCGTTCAATCAGATTACAGGAAATGGTATTGCTCACTTAGGTTTGTATCCTGAGAATCTGCGAGCAAACACAACCTCCTCGCCAAGTTTGGGTAGCGTCAACCCTGACGACTATCCCAATTGGGACACTTACAAGATTAAACTTAGTTCGAGTCTGACTACTACGTTGATGACCTTCAAACGTCGTCCTGCCTGTAATGACCGCGTAAGGTTTGCTTGGTGGAATACTTACGGCGGGTGGGACTTCATCAACTGCTACGGCATCGAGTCCGAATCGGAGCGCGTCGAGCGCAAAACCTTTAGGACGTATGGAGGCAACTCTTTTTCGGCATTGAACTCATACACGCATACGGCTCAAGAAGGTATCGGTTCGGGAGGACGCACCAAACGCATTCGGACGGGACGAGTCAATACGAATTGGCTACCAGAGTGGATGAACGATGTCATCACCGACTTCTTCGCTTCACCTGTTAAGTACGTTCAAGTGGGTGACAACTGGCTACCAGTACAACTGAACGAGGATAGCATTCAGATACGCAACCAACGTGCAGACAAGGTGTGGGAGTATGACTTCTCGTATGATTACACGAACCCATATCCCGCAATTGGATGAAGCGCATCTTAGCATACCC